TCAACCGCACCCCCCCGCCCCCACTTAAGAACCCGCCGCCGCCACCGCCTTTACCTTGTTTTTCTTGGTCGTCCTTTTCCTTTTTTTTCTGTTCAGCTCGTTTTACTTCGATTTCACGGATCAAACGTGCCATTTCATTTTTATCAGCTAAAGCCTTTTTTAACCGTTCCTTTTCGACCCCCATCTCTTTGGCTTTTTTTTCGACTTCAGAATCAGGGACATTCTGTCCAGACGAATTAGGTCTCAAAAGCTGATTCATATCGTAGTAGTTAATTTGTTGTTTAGGCTCAATATTTCCGACATATTCAATTTTGTAATAACAGGTCGGAACACATATATATTTAGTAACGTTCAACTTTTTTAAAACACCGTTATGCCTAATTACTAATTCTTTTGTATTCCAAAGCTCAGTCCTTTGGTCGAAACCATAAGCAGGATTTATAAATCCACTAGCACTTTCACCCGGCTTTAAATCAGTTATTTCATCCGCATACGCCGCAACAGGCGCAAAAAAAGCGACCGCTGATAAAACGACCGCCGAAAAATTCATCTTCATAATCAAGCCTCAAACAAATAAATCAACCATAAAACCAAACCAAACCCAACCAGAAAAGGAAAATCAATTACCATCATGCACCCCCATCCCAGATATAAACTTAGCTACCAGCCTAAAACAAAATATCAAAACAAAAATCGTTAAAAATGGAGACCCAAGTTTTACACCGCTTGAAAACTGTTCAACAACAGAGCATTCAGGGAATGACAAAACTACTTTTTCGCCATTCAAAAACCATTCTTTGCCGACTTTTTGAGGAGAAATTAATTTCCCCTCGCCATCAATAACGGGCGCGGTTTGAGATAAAACAAAGTCATTAGCGACTTCGATACTTTCGAAACACTGGAAACCGACACGATACCCCATACCGCACCCCGTTAATTATTTACCGCCCAAGAAACCGGAAACCAACTTGAATGCACGGACAACCACATAAACGGACAGCAAAGCCATGCCCACAGAAGTCACAACAGGAACGGTTTTGGCAATTTCTGTTGCCATTGTTGTACCGATATCGGAAATACCATCAGCAGCAGCAGCAGCTGACAGACCAACCAGAGCGGCACCAACGCCGATTTTTTGTTTCAAATGTTTCATAGAAAAACACCTTTTTAGTAAGTAAAACCCCGTTTTCAAAGGCAAACGGGCAGCCCAAAAACTATTTAACGACCTTTTCGGGAGCATTATTAGCCGAACGAACCGGCTGAATATCGACAATCACGTTTTGAACCCGATTACCATTTGTTTCAACTTCAATATCAATTTCAGCGTCAAACGGGAGCGGGATACCATTGAATTTTTCAAAATTTTCCGACGTTCCAAACTTCATCGGCTCAGTCGCAGAACCGCGCATATCGGGATTGTTTCGGGCAAACGGAAATTCAACATAGACCGTCGTAGAATCGTATGCCTTACCCGTATCATTCATAACGCCTTTAGAACGTTTTAAGCCTTGTACTTTAGCGAACATTTTCATATCAAATTACCTTCCTGCCTTCTTAGGCTTTTGGACTAAAAATACACATCAAGCGACCATCTTCGTCACAATGATATGCAAAACAATTTAAATTAAGTGCGTGTTTAATTCCCAGATGAACCATATAATCAAATTCGTCTTTATCTTTGTCAGATACGCCTTTAAATTCAGCGAATTGGCTCACTGATAAACAAATCAAAACACGCCTAAAAGCATAAGAACTATACTGTTCATCATCCACCAAAACACATGGGTAAATCTTCCTGTTACACTCAACCCCTTTAATCATTTTCCAACCCTTGAAGAATCATTCCGTATTCATCCATCAACTCCAATTCAATAGAACCTTCGTATTCATCATGAATAAACTGCATATAATGACGTCTTGCACTCAATACGTACTCAACCGAATACGAAGCAGGATTTACCCGATCAGGCAACGCGCCGTCTTTACGCCTTAAACGCTCAACAATCTCTTCAGGTGTCATACCCAGCTGAATCATCATATTTACGGCGCGACCCGCCTGATTAGAAGCAACCTCTTGAACCCGATCTATTGAAATCTGCATTCTTTTTTCAGACGACAAATAACGGTTTGATGAACCAAAATCCTGCAAACGCTCACAAATTGGAAAAGCACCACCCCAAAACTGACCGGGCTGCAACAGGACATCTAGAGGTATCAAGCAATTTTTGCCCATAAACTGTAATTCAAACCTTGTCCAAAATAGACCAGATGTATCCCCTTGTTCCTTTGCTTTATCGTAGATCCGGCAATAACAAGATGAATTTTTAGAACCAACACCGAGCGTCTTACCGTTTTGCGTTCCATTCAGCCAATCAGAGCCTATTTGCGCCACCAACGGACGTTTACCCCGCTTATCAAATTCACCATTCTGATAGGATTCCCAAGCAGAATCAGGGCTTATTTCTTCGTTGTAAAAATCTTTAGCCACGTCACAACGGGTAATTCTTGGACTATATGCATAGCCATTCAAAAAACGATATAAACGCTGTTCCCATCCGTCTTTAGCAGCCGTACAACCCTTGCCCGTCAACTCAATCAGAATTGTGCCATTCTGACCGCCGATATAGGCTTGTCCGTACAGAACACCTTCTACCGACATTTCCCAACGTTGATCGTAAAACCGACCTTTCCCGACGGGAGCAGGGGAGCTAATACCAAACCCGAAAATCCATTCTGCAATTTCCGACCAGTTTTTCATCACATCTAAATCAGTTACTGGAGAGGCGATACCCAGCGCAAGCAATTCAGGCGCGAAGCCGATAACCGATTTTTCCTTGAATGTGAAACTCAGGGTATCGATAAAAGCCGTGTTTCCAATACCCCGACGGAGCGGGATTACTTTCAAATTTCCATCAAAATCTATGACGGCTGTTTCGTATCGTTCGTATTCCTGATTTAAAACAACGGTTTCAGAAGATTCTGACGTTGATTCGCCCGCCGACGCCTACCCCTGTGACCTCACCGGACGCGCGGGGGTGGGGGGGGGGGGGGGGGGGGGGGGGATTATCCCAAGCCCCTAAATTACTCATCGATACACCCCAAATCTTTCTTAGGCACACCGTATGAAACAGACAGAGCTACACCCGCAGCCACCCACATTTCTGCACGAGACAACGCTAAAACTTCAGACCTGAGATCAAAATAAAGCGTATGGAGCAAATTCCCATGTTCACGACACTCAACCCGCCAGCCCGCCTTTTCCTGTATTACTTTTGCGCTTCGGTTACTCATAAACACAAACCTTTATAAATTTATAAAATCATAAAAAACGAGGCAGAATATAAACTCATAATTCTATAAAGTCAATGCGATATAATTACTTTTTTTTGTAATGGACTGTTTAAAATGAGAAAATTTATAAAATCAGTAGGCATAAATGAAAAGCGAGGAGAGCTTCTCCGAGAGAAAGCTATAGAGCTTCTTATAAAATCACAAAGACCAATAAAAGAAGTTGACATCATCAACTTTCTTATAGATGAAATAGCAGAAAGAGTAGATATAGACGATATGGGCTTTTATCTCATAGACGACGAAAAAGACACGCACCAATAAAAATGCTTAAAAAGCTAATTAAAATACTAATTTTCGCCCTTTGCTTACCAATAAGCTGGCTATACGGATACGAATACGGACAAAAATCAAATCAAAAATGCTATGAAGATATAATATCCACACACGCAAAACACAGGGTTTGTTCTTTCTCAGGGGAAAATCTAGGAGAAATAGAATTTATCGAACTTGACAAACTCGAAGAAATAAACCTACAAAATAAGGAGCAAACGCTCAAATAGATAGCGTTTGCTCATTCAAGTAAAATAAGCCCCGTAAAGAGGGCTTATCATGGCAACACAATCCGATCTCATCGACCAAATCAAAGACAGGCTTTTTATCCTGTCTGACTACGCTTTATCTCAACGTTGGCAGGTAGAGCCGACCCGAATCAGCCAATACCGACGAGACCGTCTGCGCCTGCCAATTAGGTTTATTGAGGACATTGCCGAACAAATCGGCATTGACGCGCTTACGCTTATCAAAATGCTGGATACGGCACGACTGACCAAACACAACAAGTACGCCGCAAAAATCGTATTATGGCGACCAAACGAAAAAGTCAGACGTTATCCGCCACCGTGGGTAGAGCGAAAACACTTTTTCAGACGAAAACGCTAGTTCACATAATGTACTTTTTTGTCCAATTTATTAAATTACACACCCCACAGACTTGCCTTCGGCGACCCTTCGGGGACGTTCGCCAC